GTCCTGTTGGTCCGCCGGTTGCAAGGCCACCGATAACAAGGCCGCCAGCGGCATTCATACTTACTGATTCTCCGGGATTAGCGACCAAGGGCAAACTTCCGCCACCGTTCATTGCATCACCAGCATCAGGCGCTCCTCCACCGCTCAGGCCGGCAAAGGCTTTGGCGATGCCGATGGCGATGTAAGTAGCAATCATACGAGCGCCCTCTTTTACAAGAATGTCGCCAATAGTTTTTAAGAAGTCAGCAAAGACCTCTTCAACAGTTTTGGTACCCTCTACCAAACTCTGTAGACCATTAGTCAAAACATTAACCAGTGGTGCGGTAACAGCAAAGGCTTCGTTGAAGCGTTGTTGCGCTACGGCAGCCTCATCAATTTGAGGTTGTAGTTTTCTGTAGTTTTCAATAGTCGTGTTAAGTGCGTCAAGTCTATCTTGTTCTTTTTTGATTACATCCGGATCGACTTTTTGCTCGTCTTTAAGTTTTTTGATTGTGTTTCTTAGGGAATCTGCTCTAGCTTCAAAAATTTCCAATTGTTCCATACGTTGCTGGAACAATTCATCCTCAAGTCGTACCGATTCATCAAAAAACCCAAAACCGCTGCCAAGAAATTGACCTATTGTTTCAGGTGAAGTTTGCCTTATTTTTGCGTCAGCTGATAGCGTAGCTTGTAATTTTGCTATTTTGAGTTCATCTAATCTTCGCTGCTCAGTAGCTTGGCGAAGAGCTTCTGCTTGTCTTACTCTCTCAACATCAAACTTGTACTGCTCTTTAATAGTATCAAGTTCTGCCTGTAATGTTTGTTTAATTTGATCACGTAAAGTTCCTTCTTTTACGGTTAAAAGAGTCATCTCTGTCTCTACTTGTTTAACTGCAATTTGAGCCTTCGCTTGGCGCTCCAGTGCAACCAGCTTACGTTGGTAGTTATTAGCATCGCTATCTGTAAGTTCTTCAATTTTTCGAGTAATGTCAAGTGTTCTTTGTTCAGCTTGGAATTGACCAATACTTGATGACGTGGTATCTCTTGTAAGTGAAATACGTGCCAGCTCCTCTGCATTCCGTTTTGCAAACTCAGCCGCTTTTTTCTGTTCTTCAGCTTGATTTATTTGAATTTGAAGAATATCTTTTTCGATGTCTGACTCTGCAGCTTTTTGCCTTAGTTCTAATTCTGTAATTTTCTGAGTAGCTCTACTAACCTCCAAAATGCCTTGAAGCGTGGCAAGAGAAACGCGGCCTAAAACATTACGGCTTTCTTCTAAAGCTGTTTCTTGCTGAAGGATAGCTAACCTTCCTTTGATAATATCCGCTGACGCTTGGTCAGTGGTTGCCCTCTCATCACGAAATCTTTTTTGTATTTCAAGCTCACTGTTAAGCCTGTTAATTGCGGCTGCTGAACCACGGCCACCTCCTTGTCTTAGCTTGCTAATCCTGTCCTCTATTTCGGTGACGCGTTCAGCTGGGGTTGAAGTAGGCGAACCGCCGCCCAATAGAAAGTTAGTAAAACGAGCAAGACCAGTAAAAAGTGGCGCAAAAGCAGCGCCAATCCTTGACTTTAATTTTTCAAACGTTCCGGCTAATCGAGTCGATTCTTTTCCTAATTGTTCGAAGTTACCGATGCCTTGCTGCCCGATGACTTCAGTTAGCTCGTTTTTAGCAATCCTGCCCGCTAGTTCGGGGGCACCTAAGAACTCAGCTGTTTTAATGCGGCCTGCAGCAGACGTTCCAGCCAGTCCTGCTGCTTTAGCAAGGGCATCAAGGTTTTCAGTAGGTTTTAGTAACGCGCTTCCAAATTCAGAAACCTGGATTGCAGCTTGCTCTAAAGCTTGACCAATCGCACTGCCGACAACGCCACCAAGCGGAATACCTGCTCCAGCGCCGATAAATTCGCCTACGCCGCCACCAAGAATGGACAGCGGGCCTCCTCCAAATAGTGCTGGGAAAGCAGCTCCAACAGCGGCTTGACCCAGACGTTTACGCCCTGCAGCTTTTTTGCCATCCGCTTTACTCTTAGTTCTTTCTGTTGCTTTTGATGTTTGCAGTCTCTGGTTTTCTAGTTTTAAAACTTGGCGAAGACCGTTAAGCTCATCATCGAGCAAATTTAGAGTTTTTAAATCTAGTTGAATATCTTTACTTTTGGTTTGCAGGATAAATTGCTCAACTTGTGATTTTGCTTTAGTAACATCAACGCCTTTGGCACTTAACGTATTTAACTTTTCTTGTAGCAGTACGGCAGAGTTTTGTATGTTTTTTAATCTTTCTGGAGCCTTTAGGGGCGAAAAGACTCCTGTACGCCTTGGTGGGGCTCCCTTTTCGCGGGCACGCTTTGCGCGTTCCAGAGATTTACGCTGGCGTTCAACCTCACTTGTAATTTGTTTTGCAAACGTAAGTTCGTTTTTCGCTAATTCATTGGTTGCTTTCCCTAACTCATTTCGGAGCTGCTGTTTTTGAACATCCTCAAGATTTGCTTGGTTTATTCGTTGTTCAACAGCAAGCTGTCTAATTAACTGTTGCTCAATGCTTTTTTCAAACTTTTCTCGTTGCTTGAAAGCTTTTAATGAACCAAGGTCAGTAGCTGGCCCGGCAGCTGCCTGGATTTTTGAAGTTTGGCCTGTAAGACGAGAGTTTGCAAGACGTTGGTCGACATCAGCAATAGCTTCTTCTAAAGCACGGAAAGCGTTCGACCCAATAAGAACTTGCTCTTGTGTCTGTCGAAGCTGTTGTTGGTAAAACTCAAGTCCGGCAATACTTTTGGGGAGCTTATTTCCTAATTTAAGAATGTCTTGGACAGCAGTAGATTGGCCTTCTGGCTGGTTGCCTGTAAAAAATTCTTGCTGTACTTTTAAACGCCGTGCTTCAGCTTCTGCTAAACGAATAGATGCTTTTTCAGAAGCACGGATTGAGTTATTAAACTCGTCAGAGCCTTGAGCAGCGTTCGCTGTTATCGCTCCAAAGGCTTTTACTTGTGAGTTTAAGCCCGCTAAAGTTGTTGAAAATACCTGACCCCTTTTACTGCCTTCACCGACTGCTTTTACATAGTCAGCCAACTCTTTTCTTGCTTTTTTAAGATCTTCAGTAGCTTCTTTTGTACTAGCTCGCAGCCTTTTGTCAAAAACCGCTGGTACTGGTTTTAACTGTTTTATTAACCCGTCAATAACGCCTACACTGTCTTTTACCTTATTAAGACCGTTTAAACCGTTTACACGGAGGTCGATTACCGCAGAATACGACGCCACCGCTAACCTGCTACCTGTATTGGTATGTTAGCGAGAGCGCCGTTTCATCTTGTCCATCTCTTTTTGATGGTCTTCGTTCAAAATACTGAAGTAAGCGCTCCAGCCCAGTAACTCCTCGGGAGTCATTGTGGCTTTTACTTCGGCAAGACTCATGCCAAGTTCTTTGGCAACGCCAAACTGCAGCATGAGCCAGCCATCTTTTCTTAGCTGGGCGCTTAGGATTTTGGGTCCATAGGCTCCGTGTCTTCCTCACTCAATACAGCAATCATCAAAGCTTGAAGATCTTTGTCTTTTACTTCATGCTTCAATACGTCAACTTCGCCGGGTGAAAACAGTTTATTACCATTGCTGTCCATGCCTTTAGAAAGCAAGAGTTGTAGCGCAAAAGCCGTTGCTTCATCGGACTTGGCGTTCTTTTGGGCACGCTCGCGCTCTGCCATGGTCAGCGGCGTCACGTACATTTCGAATGTCGTTCCATCCGAGAGTTCGACTTCTTTCTTGACTGGTTCGAGGTTGGCTGCCTTACGGAGTTTGTCGATTGCACGCAGATTGCTGGCGGGCATTTGAATTACAGATGTATGCGTTTAATGTAGCGGACTAGCAATAAAAAAGCCCCGGCGGATAACCGGGGCGTTGGTTTGTGTGGTTTGTACCTTATCAGGACTTGGCGAAGTCGAAGGTAGGAGTGGTGGTTGGGCGGAAGCTAATTTCCACTGCCTGGGCGTCATCAGGGTTGATGGACAGGTTGGCGGAAATCAAGTTGGCTTCGAACTCGATGGAGCGGGACAGGGTGTTGTCGATGGAGCCACCGGTGAACACCTGGTCGGTGTAAAGCTTGAACTTGGCACCGGTTTGGATGCGTTGCAGCACGTCCTCGACCATCCGGTTGCCCAGAGAATCGTCGGTGTCGGTGAAGTAAACGGTGGCGCTGCCTGAACCGTCGGCGAAACCGGCGATGAAGGTTTTGAACGGCACGTACTGACCGGGGGTTTTGCCGATCGTCGTCACGTCAATCTCGTCGCGAGTGATTTCGAAGGACCACTCACGAACCTGTGAGACCGAGGTGAAGTCGTCGTACTCAACCTGGAACTTGTTGGGGGCAGTTGCCGTACCAGCGTCGGTGAGGTCGACAGCAGAACCGCCGTCAGTTGCTGAAACCTGCAGCACTCCGGTGCTGGCGGTGTAAGCGATGACGTAGTAGGTGGTGCTGGTCGACAGACCTGCAGGCAAGGTGCCGGTGCCAGCGCCGCCGGTGGTGGTGTTGACAACGCTGAACTGGACGGGGTCGCCGACCTTGAAGTTCAGATACGGAGCAACGGTAATGTCGTCACCGGTGGTATCAACATCGGTCGTTGCAAACTGGCCCAGGGTGCCAGCAGGTTTGTAGTAGAGGGCACCTGAAGTGCCGGACAGAACGGTGGCGGCCATTGGCGTACCAGAGAATGAGGTTTTCTGCGGGCACTGCCCGGCTTTCTATAGGATAGCCGCTTTCTAATTAACTTAAAACAGTAGCTTTATACCCAGTGTCAATACGCCCAATAAAGTGAGGTGACTCCTCATCGGATACAAAATCAGGTCCTCGTAGCTCCGACACTCTAAAGAAAACACCGCTATTTGTTTTTGCCGTGTCGTTTAGGGTTTCAAGAACGTCTACTGCTGTATTGATTAGTTCTTGGTTTCGGGCAGGCCCTCTGCCTTTTTCAGTAAAAACACGGATAACAATCGACCCACGAGCAAAATCGAAGCTGCTGGTGAGTGTGGGTTCGTTAGTTATGCCGAAAGTTATGTTTACGCGCACGTACTCTGTTGTGGCGTTTTTTGGGGCTGCCGTAATGTTGTCAAAGTAAACAGGTACAGCGGGTGACAGGTCATTAAAAGCTGTCAGTAGTGGTTGCTCAACGGCTGCACGAATGGCTTGGTAGTTCATGGTTCTCCTCGTTTAAACCCGATTCGTACCCCTGACTCTAGAGATTTAGCTAATCCGCCTCCATCTAAATAATCAATAAACCAATCAAGCTTTGCAGTGCTCAGGCTGTTGCCATCCCCAACATTAAGTTTTCCCCTAATCCCCTCGCCTTTGTCGTTTAGAGGTCGTGTACCCTTCTCAACAACTTTGCCCTTGCGGTCTGTTGTAGGGCGGAACACACCTTCTTTTAAGTCCTGAGCAATAAAAGCGTATGAAGTAGTGTTATATAGCTTTAGTTTTATACTTTTTTGAGTAGCGCTAACAGTGTCTTTTAGTTTTGCTATGTCTGTAATTTTGTAGGGGTAAGTGGCTTTCTTACCTAAAGCCTCACCTGGGGCGTCGGCAACCCAGCTGTCTCGAAAGCGTCCGCTCCAGTTAGGGCCGCTTTTCGCCAAGTCGTTAAGTATTTCTACTGCAGCGTGTCTTGTGGCGCTTTGAGCCTTACGACGGAGATCGCGGTTTAGTTGACCTAAAGGCTTTGCCATTACTGGGGCCTCGCAATGACGGTGTGCAACACTGGTTCGGCACCGCGTTTGCTGTTGATGTTAATCAACTTAGCTTCGCGGGTTTCGCCTGCCTGTGTGTAGCGGATACGGTCGGCTTGTTCTGGGTAGTAATCGCCAAGCTCTGCCGCACCAAAGATTACTTTGAGGTCGGTGGTTTGGTAGAGACCTTCGTACTCGCTGGGATTGACGTTGGTAATGACGGCTTTGACCGTCACTGTGGTTTCAAAGTTGTTTACTTTCCCGGTGGTTGGGTTGTAAACGGAAGGCAGCCCAGCTTTGACGTAAGTGATGTCTTGGCCCCAGTCGGCCAGGATGTCAGCTGGGATTGAGCCGAATACGTCGTCGATTAAAGCCATGTCAACCTCGCTCTAAGCGCACCGCATAATTTGCGGCACCGGCCAAGGTGTATGGACCGATATAGGTAGCGACCCAGGGAAACACGTCCAGGATGGTGTTGATCATGCCTGGGTTTTGGGAGTCAGTGTTGTACTTGACTTCGAGGTCGCCTAGTTTGACTTCTTCGTAGGTGCCGTCAGTTCCCTTGCTGCCGGTTAGAGCGTTGGGGTTGTTGGCGAGCGCACGAGCCAGTTCGAAGGTGCCGACTTTTACTTCGTCTGGAATGAAGGTGCATTTAAGTTCCACTCCGTCGACTTTGTACTCTTTGCGGGGCCACTTGAGAGCTTGCGTGGTAGTGCAGCGTTCCCCGTAAAATTCAAAATCGTCAATAAAACGAGTTGCTGAAATAATCGCACGGTTCTTTTGATCGTCTGTTTTATTTACCCACGTAGAGTCGTCTGGTGTTGTTTCAAAGTATGCGTTTGCATCAGCCAGCGTTACATAGCTGTTGGCTGATGCTCCTTGGAGAGTGGCGTCGATTGTTGCGGCCACGGCTTAATACCACCTTTGTTTGAGTTTAGCTCTGGTACGCCGTGCTGGTTTAGGTAGCGCACAGGCGTGGTAAACCGTTCCACCGGCTAGTTCGATTTGTGCTTGGTTTTCGCTTACTTCGTTAGCTGGGATGTCGATAAATCTTTTTGTATTATCCTTGAGAATGAACAATCGCACCAGGTCCATGCCGCTTCGGAAAAGTGAGTCTCTTGGTACTAGCGTAAAGAAAGCTGAGACTCCGAAGGCTGAAAAGCCGCGTAAGTTTGCTGATGTCGTTAAGGAGATCCATAAGCTTCGCAATCAAGGTAAAACCGTGCCTGAAATTGCGATCCAGCTCAAGGTGAGTTACACAATCGCTAATCAGGTGGTGTTGCGGTCTTACAAAATGACTGCTCGTGCTGAAGAGGTGTTCCAGCGGCAAGAAGAAATGCGCCTGGGGCTTCTTTGAGGCAATAAAAAAGCCCCCTTTCGGGGGCTCGTCGTCCAATACCAACCGGAGCTTATCAGGAATAAGCGGTGGTGTCGAAGGGGGTGTTGACCAGAAGGCGCACGATGGGCACCATCTTGGTGGTTGCGAACACCAGGTTCCAGCTGCCGGTTGCAGCCAAGTTGCCGGTGGTGGCTGCGTTGGTGGGGTTGTCGCCAGCGGCGGCCCACTTGGTGCCGGTGATGTGGAAACCGTAGTGGTAATCCACAGCCAGCACGTCCTGCATGGACAGGATGTTGCGGTCGGCGGCGAGGCGCAGGTCCTGTTGGACGCCCTCGGAAACAACGCCAGACTTGAACATGTAGATGGGGTACTTCACCACGTGGGTGCCAGTACCGCCTTCCAGATAGGACAGCTGGTCGTCAATCACCACGCGCAGACCTGCAAAGGTTGCGACTTCGGGTTGAGTGACGCCAACACCACCGCCGCCCCAGGTCACTGCGCCGGCAGCTGCCAGTGCAGAGGTGCTGAAGGTCAGCATTCCAATCTGTTGCAGGTAGTAAGCAACAGAAGAGTGCATTGCGATGGAGTCAATCTCCTCGCCGCGCTCACCCAGCAGGTTTTTGGCCTGCATGACGTTGCCAACGCTCAGGTAGTTGGCTTCGGTGGCGGTTGCGCCAGCCACTGATGCGTCGTATTGGTTGGCACCCAGGACGCCAGCAGCAGTGATGCCGCCGAACAGACCCAGCAGTTGAGCCTTCAGGGTGGAAGTCTTCAGCTTGTTGATCGCTGCAGTCAGCTGATTGCGGACGTGAGCGAGGGGGTCAGCGCCGGATCCGAGCTTGCTGAGGTCGTCTGCGGCATAACTGAAGCCACGGTGCAGCAGAGTCATAATCTGCTCGTCAGCGGTGGTTCCCTGAGGAGTCAGGTAACCTGCGCCGCCGGTGCCCCAGGTGGCGTTGCTGAGGATTTGCTCCTCAGTCGGGTTGATGGGATCGTGGAACGGCACGCGAACGCGGG